TTGTACGAGCAGTAGTGCCAGATGCACCAGCAACGCCAGAAGTACCACCAGAGTAGCTAGTAGCCAACCATGCTTGCAAACCACCCAAAGCACGAGCAGTAGAGGAGTTACCATTGGTAGCAACTTGGTTGCTCAACAATGTCAATTCCATGTCCCGCTTAATTTCGGCCGATGCTTTCGCAAGTTGATAGGCTTTTTCTGATTTGCGGCCCGCCTTATCCACAGCGTTCAAGGTGTTTGAAATCTTGATTGTCTTCTGTGAAATCTGGCAACGATTGCCGACACGAGTTGTAGGAGACATAGTGGCATCAGATGCCGTGGCCCCTTCAACGGCTACATTAAGTCCAGCGGCCGCTAAAGAATCAGTCTGCCACTCATGGTAAACAGCAGTCGCTTTAGTCTTGCCAATGGAACTCATCATGGGCGTGTCGGTTGGTGAGATGTTATAAATAACATCTGTAAGGTCTTCACGCTGACCAATAGCGGTGTACGTTTGATAGGTAGCCATAATTTAATACTCCAAAATTTATAAAAATCGTTCAAATGCTCTGGCAGCGTCAGTAACTTTTCCAGTTTCACGCAACCTTTGCATAGCCTGTTTATCTTGTGCAGACCTTGTAGGAGGTGCTGAAGTACCACTACGCATCATCTTAGGGGCAGCCAAGAGTTTTTTATTCAACTCTGGTTTGCTCTTTTGAAGTTGCTCATACTTCATTGCCTTATACAAGGTATTCACAGCACGACTGTCATATACGGAACTGAGTTCTTGGTCAGTCCAACCTACAGATTTCGCATAGTCACGGATTTGTTTCCGAACCGCATCACCCTGTGGTGTAGCTAACTCAGGAATCAGACTAACTAGCTTCTCAGATTCTTGACGGAGATGGTTTTGCAGAGAGGCTTGTTGCTCGGATTGTTGCTGTTGGGCAATTCTTTGCTGTTCATTCCTGACTACTGCTAACTGCTTCTCACGCTGGCTCTGTTCAGCTACCGCTACCGCATAACCGATAGGGTCTGTTTCCTTTAGAACATCTAAGTCCACACCCTGATGTTGCTGACTTAGGAAGCTATCCAAAGCCTGTAATTTCTGGGCATACGCCTGTCGCTCATGTTTCACTTGCTCTAAATGACCACGTTCAGCTTCAATCGCCTTACGTTGTTCAGCTAGAGCCTGAGACTTTTTAGTGTAGTCCGTGCCTTGTTGATAACCCTTGATAAGTTCGTCAAGTTCTACCTCAACTTCCTCACCAGATGCCTTGACTTTATATCTAGGCTTGGGTTCTTCCTCATACTCAACTTCATCAGTCTCTTGTTGGTACTCTGGTTGTTCTTCAGTTTGGCCTTGTTCGGCTTCCTCAGAATCACCCATCATCCCCGCAAACGCTGAAGCGGCTTGGTTTACATCTAGGCTTTCACTCCCATTAGGGTTGGTGTTTTCCATTTGTCATCTCAATAATCGCCAGAAACCTTCTGGACGGAGGTTAGGGTTTCCCCTAAAGAATTTTCCATTTCTTCTCTTTAATCACAGTTTCCGAGGCCAAGCCTTCTAGGTGTCCTGTAATCAGTTCAATAGACTTAATGTGCCGATAAGCATCCTCACGCCTATCAGATTCTTCTGCACTTGTGTTAATTATCACACTAATTTGTTCTTTTTTCAAGTTATCTATGACTTCTTTGAAAAAGTCATCATTTAACAGGTTTTTAGCCCATTGTGCGAGAAGGTACTTGTCCATATTGGTTTTGTATTCCAGAAATAATGTCGTTAATACTTAGGTTAGAACTAGAAGGCATACCTTGCTTGCTACCCAAGATACCCATCAAATCTGTATAACTTAGGTTTGATGGTTGTGAAAACTTAACTGGCTCTGGAACTCTGCCGTAGTTAGGGTCAAGGAATTTCTCCCATTGAGTACCCATTAGCAGATTACGATTACCAAAGTCTATTGGTCTTGGATAGTTCCATGTTTGAGCAATAGTTTGAGGGCTTGTCCAATCTGTTGGAACAGGAACAATATCGTATTGGGTAGGGCCACCAGAAACCGCAGCACCTGCACCAAGCAATCCAGCCGCAGTCAATCCAAGTTGAGCAAGTCTAATCTTTTCAGAGTTAGTTAAGTCTTGTTGTGCTTTTACTTCTGTAGGTGTTAATGGCGTAGTTGGCTGAATCAACGGAATTGTTGCAGCAGTTACCACATCTGTAATAGTTGATGGCTTTTGAGCAGTAATAGTTGTAGTTGGAACTACTGGAGGAGTAACTGCCGTTGGCACTACTGTAGTAATAGCATTGATAATGTCTTGCGTAGTTACTGTTTTAGGCGCAGTTACTTTTACTTCTGGTGTTGTAGCAACAGTTGTAGGTATCGTTGTAGGTGTAACTGTAGGCGTAGGAATTACTGAAGTAATTGCGTTAATTACATCTTGAGTGGTTACTGGCTTATTACTTGAGATTACTTGTTCAGCAACATAAGTAGCTTGAGCATTTGTAATTGGAATTGTAGATGTAAGAGCAGTAACAATGTCTTGAACAGTTGCTGGCTTATTGCTTGTTATAACTTGTTCTGGCGTAACTGCTGTTGGTGTAGTAACAGGTGTAGCAGGAATAGTCGCAGCAATTGTGTTAATTACATCTTGAGTGGTTGTTGTTTTTGGTGCAGTAACTTGAACATTAGCCAAGTTTGAAGGTGTAGTTACATTAGATGCAATCTGACTATTAACTAAATCTAAAACTCTTTGGTCTACTTGTTGTGGTGTTTTTGCCGCCTCAACATTTAGTGTTTGAGTTGTTGTGGGTGCAGTTACTTGAGTTTGTGCAGTGCTTGGAATTGTTGCAATCGTAGAAATTAAATTTGATAGCGATGGAGTTACATTTTGACCAACAACATTTACTGCGTCTGTCAATGAAGAAACATTAGACGGAATATCTATTGCTCTTGGGGCTAATGTATTAGCAGCGTCTTTTAAAGATTCTGCTACGACGTCTGCGCTAAATCCACTATTTGTTAATGCAGTTTCAATTTCTGCTAATGTAGAGCCAGCATCTGCCATAGACATAGCTATGTCACTAGCATCACCTAAAACAGCACCACCTGCCGTATTTAAATAAGAACCTAAATAACCAGCACCACCACCAATCAATCCTGCTTTCAAAGCATCTTGTAAACTAGCACCACCACCTAATTGAGTTCCAGTTGTTAGTAATCCTTGACCAACAGCTTGGCTAAGTGCATTAGTTCCTAGACCTAATGATTGACCAATACTTGCTGGCAACCCAAACAAAGTTCCTGCTTTTAAAGCAAAATCCATGAAGTCTTTAGTTGCATTTACTTCTTGTTGTTGTGTTGTTTGTTGATACTCACCAGATGGACTATAGTAATTTACATTACCACCAACTTTGTTTTCACTTTCTTTATAGGTAACAACATTTTCAAGTGGGCCTTGTTGGGCATCCATACCAGAACCAGTTTGAGAATAAATAGGTTGGTAATAAGTACCATCAATTAAGATAGGATTGTTTTGGTTAGCCTCAAAAGCACCAGAAGAAATCAAATTTTGAATTGTTTGATTAGGTGTGTTACCAACTAAAGACTTAGCGGTAGATTGACTTAATGAGCCAGAAACTATGTCTTCTGTAGGTAAAGCAGCAAGTGTTTTTGGTGCTGTACTCATTGCAGTAGGCTCAGCTACTTTTGTTGCTGTCTTAAAAACACCAGAGTCTTTAATTTCATTAGCAATGTAGTTGTTTAGTGCTGCGCCATATTCTCCGCTTGGGTGTACGCCATCAAGCAAAGCACCCTGAGTTACTGGAACTTGTCTAACGTCAATGAACTGAACACCATACTTGCTTGCTAGGTCTTGAATACCTTTGTTAATTGCATTAGCAGACGCAATCATGCTATCTGTAATACCAGCGTCAATGTTACCTGCGTTAAAGTCACCCATCTTTGCAAATGGAGTTACGCCTACCAGAATTGGTTTAGTTCCATTAGCCTCTGAAACCTTAACCATTTCCTCAATGTTTTTTAAAGTAGTGTCAGCATTGTTTAATCTAATTGCATCAGCCGCACCAAACCTTAATACCGCAGTCTCTGGCTTGTTTTCTGTAATGTAGTTTGCAAAATTACCATACTCAATTGGTAATGCACTACCTGCATACGGAACACCAGTACCAGTTAGAGAATCGCTTGTTGTCGTGCCACCCATTGAGTTGTTGGCAGCGTTAACCTTCAAAGACTGACCAAGGTATTGGGCTAGATTGTTTCCGTAGGTAGTGTCTGAGTAACCACCGCCTTTTCCATCTAAAGCATAGCCAACAGAAGAACTAATTGAGTCTCCAAACACAGCAATTTGTGGCTTGGCTACCTTCTCAATTCCATAGTTATTCAAACTTGTCGTGTAATCTTCAGCCGTAAACTTTGTGCCAAACGCATCATTCCATAAACTAGCGGCTTCTGATGGGCTATATCCAGAGTCATGCAATAACTTTAAACCTACTTCTGTAGCTTGGTTTGCAGAGGCATTATTTGCTGTAATTTGATTTAAAAACTCACTAGCACTAAATCTACCGCTACTTGAACCATCAAGCAAACTGGTTATTTCTGTATTGCTTAAAGGCATAATTAACCCCTGATTTCTACGTTAGAAGTAATACCAGCACCAATCTTCATTGCTTTCAGTTGCGCTTCAGCTTCAAACTCTTGTTGCTTCAAGGCGAAGTAAGCCTGTTGTTTCTCACGCTCTAATTGCAACTTAGCCATCTCTTTCTCACGCATCAATTGCATTTCAAGAGCAGCCTTCTGTTGTGCCATCTCCATATCAATCTGCATCTGCTGTTGTTGCATCTGCAAGTCAGCTTGTGCTTTAGCTTGGTTGGCTTGTATCTCAGCCTGAGTCCTAGCCATCAATGCTTGAACCTCTGGAGGCATCTGCTGTTGCTGTGGAGGAGGATTGCTCAACGCTTGGTCTTGCTCTGGCGTAATTGCTTTGTAGAACTCAGCAGAGTCCTTAAACCCTGCAATCTCTACCATGCGTCCCAAAGTACCACGATACTGAGCAGGTGAAACGTAAGGGTTAGCAGGGCCGTACTGACCAATCAACTGCTCTTGTTTAGCAAGAACCATCGACAACATAGCCATTTGTTCCTGACGATTACCTGCACCTAGACCCACGTTGATAGACACATCGTATTGGTTAGCCCATGTTCTAGGGTCAAACTCTACGAACTCTCCTCTCATACGCACCATGCGAGCCTTGTCTTGGTACTTACATAACAAATGTAGTATGCCCTTGAACAAAGACTTAACGCCTGTCTCAGCAAAGATTCGAGCCATCAGTTCAATCTTACCTGCGCCAGCTTGTTGCATTGAGGCAACGGCTGCTGCCGTTACGTTCTGCAAGATAGAAGGGTCTAGCCCCTGTGAGGCATCAGATACACCTGTACGCTTAGACTGTACTGTATCCAGATACTGAAGCATCGGGAAAGCCTGTGCAGCCACGTTCTGAACTACAAGTTGTTGAACAGCGTTAGGAGACTTAACACGAATAACACCACCAGCCGTAGATGTAAGCAGGTCATCTAGGTTTACTTGACCCTCCACCGCAACCACACGAGCATTGTTTGTCAGATATAAGTTATCCAACATCTGCCTAGTGATAGTCGTCTTAATTAACTGAATGTCTGTTGTTCTATCGGCTAACGAGTTACCAAAGAACTTGTGCGGAATTGGAATAGGACAGATTGAGTGGAAAGGAACATAGTCCACTTCCTCAACCATCTCCTTACCCTTCTCATCCTCAAGAATCTCATTAGAAGCGTAAAACACTTGAACTAATGAAGCAATACCTTTTCCGTCTATATCAGTTTTGACATAGCACTCAAAGACTTCAATCTCTTGCATTGAGGGGTCATCTGTCTGAACTTGGTAAGGTTGCTCACCTGCTGCGTAACGAGCCACTCGCTCTGGTGTGTACGCCAAAGCATCACCCATCTGCAAGCCTTCAATCTGCTTCTTATTGAACCCCATAGCAACTAAGGTGCTACGAGTCAACATCTGCCTGTGGGCTACGAAAGGTGAGTCAGCAATAGTTCTAGCCTTCTTGCTAATCAGGAATTCTTCGGGAGGTACGTTCTCAATCGTTACCTTGCCTGATTTCTTCTTTTGCTGGACAACTACGTTATGTGTAGCACCCATCACAGGCATACCCATAGGGTCTATAACTGGCTGTCCCATTGGGTCAAATATTGGGAACTCTGTCGTATCTTGCTCGACAATCTCCATAGTCTCATCACTCATCAGCATGGCTAACTCATCGTTAGTCAAGTCAAAGTAACGCTCTTTGGTAATGTCTTCTTTGTCTTCCCAATACGCTTTTACGATTCCATTCTTCTGAAGCAGAGCATCCTTAAACCAATCATGGAGAATGGCTACGCCTTCGTTATCACGGCTAAAAACCCAGTTGCAATACTGTGTCGCTTGTTTTGCGGATGCTTCGTCTTTCGGGCCTTGAGGCTCGAAAACTACAATATCATCTGAGCCTGTAAAGATACGGACTAAGCTAGGTAGCGCACCATCTATCGCTTCTGCCACTTCTCCAGTAACGATTGAAGACTTACCTTCAACTTCATTACCCAGTGGCTGACGAAGATAGTATTCAAGAGCAATTTTTCTCTGCTCTACTGTTTCGCTTTCTATGTAGCCAATCGCATCGTCCACCTCTGCTTGAATGATTGACTTTAAGTCATTAGTTTCCATACCCATACCTTATTGAATAATTGCACTAGCTTGCATAGATTCTAGTTTCTTCAATGCAAGGTATTTGTTACGAGATTCTGACATTTTACGCTTAGTTTCCTCTGACGCTTTATTGCCTTTATGAGCCTCTGATAAATTCTTTCTAGC